AGAAATATGAAAGGACGACCAGAAGCATTGGCTGGAAAAAACGACGACGTTGTGATGGCTGCTGCGATTGGATATGCAATTCTTCAAGAAGTTGGAAAATACGATAGCTCTTCTGTTTCTGAAGAAAAATTTTCACTCGGGAAAGCGATGTTTGGAGAAAGTTTTTAAGTTTTAAGACATAAACACTTGTTTTAGTAAATAAATAGATTACAATTCTTACTATGAATGATGAAATGGAAGTATCAAACTCAAAACCGACGCTAGACGACGGAACAAACCCAAAAAAAACTGGAAAAAACTCCCCATCTGAAAGCGATAAAGCTGCATATGCTTTTGTAGAAAATAAAAAGAAGAATATGAAGAAGTCTCAGTACCGAGAGCGGTTCGATGCATTGGCTGCAGAGATTGATTTGAACATTATTAACACAACTGTTTCTTATGGAGAAAAAATCTATGAGAAAACAGGATGGGGATCAATGGTTATGTACAATAAAATGTCTAATGGTGCTTATGACATTAACGTTTATCCTCAAAAAATAGCGGATAGAGATCAAAACAGATCTGGTGTTCCTGTTTCTCAGGAGCCTATTGCTTTATCTAAAATTCTTATTGCTACATCTGTTCTTGCTGGAAAAGTTCCTGATGCCGAAGTTATTTGTGATGATAAAGTTTATGGAAAAGCAGCGTATGAGTTGTGGAAAAGAACTTGGTACTTAAAAGGAGCTAACGGACAATCTACACTTGAGCGTTCATATCAAAACCTTCTGACTTATGGATGGATGGCTTTCAGAACATATCCTCGACGAGTTGCAGTTAAAAGAAATGGTGTTGATAAAATTTTATTTGATGATATTTATCGTGAACCGATGGATCCTAAAAGAACATGGTTGGGTCTTGGGGCAAACGTAGGAGATTATTGGTCACAATTTGAAGTGTACTATGAAAAAGATATTCCTAAAGATGAATTCTGTAGTATGGTTCCTGAGGCTAAAACTTTTAAAGGAAGAAAAAATTATTTGGAGTCGTGTTCAACTTCTGAGGAAGCGAAAGATGAAAATCAATTGAAATCTGAACATTCGTTTACTATTGGATATTACGAAAACGTTCTACTGAATAAATATATTGTTAAGTGTGGAAAATATATAATTTATAATGGGGAATTACCTAACGATGAGAGTTATGGTTCTATTGTGGTTGCACGATGTTTCGTAAAAAATATTCTGGATCCATATGGTGTTGGACTTTATGAAATGATGAGGGGAAACACTGCGTTGTTTTCATATATCAATTCACTTAACGCTCAACAAGTGGAAGCTGAAATTTTTCCACTACTTTTTGGACCGCAAGTTCAAAACGGAACGAATACATACAAGAGATCTCCTAACGTTATTAACCCAAAAAATCCAGGGACTACAATTGACGTTATAAAAACAAGTGGAAACGTTCAACAAGGTATTGCATTCGGAAGAGACCAAAAAGTTTCAATTGAAGAAAATACTGGAGTTAATAATATTGTTGCGGGGCAAAATGCTGAGAGTACTTTGGGGTCTACAGTTATTTTGAAAGAAGCTGCTTACAACCGATTAACTCCTCCTAAAAACTCAATGATGAATGCATTACAAACAGATGCACATATTGCTTTCTCATGGATCGAACAAACTTATCCTGTGGATAAAGTTTTCATGATTGATAGTGATGAGAATTTAGCAGCATTTGCTCAAGCTAATCCAGATTACTTTATTGAATCTCAAGAAGTAGTTGATGATAACGACCAACTTGTTGGTTATGTTGCAGCAGCTTCTAGAAATCTAAGATTGAATTTTGATTTCACTCAAGAAGGAAAACTTCTTGAAGATGTTCCAACAAGAACTATCTCGGCTAAGAGATTGTTTGATGAGATGTCTGAGAATGGACATAAGAAATCTTATATTGAATTCATTATCGATCCGGACTCAATGCTTCTTCCTTCTATGGAAATTCAAAAGCAAAACTTTATGGCTTTGTTTCCTATCATTACAAATCAGATCAATCTTATTTTCCAACTTAGATCAAGTGATCCAGAAGCAGCCTCAGCTCAACTTAAAACTTTGAATCAACTTCTAAAAATTCAAAAAGAAAATATTTATGACTATATTCCTAAGCAACAGTACGATGCGATTATTGCGATGGAACCACCTTTGACTCCACCAGCTCCTCCTGAGAGAAAGGCTCCTGAGGAAACACTTAACTATAAAGATGCTCCACCAGATGTTCAAAGAGAGATTGAAGAAAGAGCTGGGCTTACTCCATCTAGAATGGAGGGGGTTCCATCTCAAACACCGGGAACTGTACCACCTGTAAAAAATAAGGCTCCTGAAAATGTTCCAGGAATTTCTTCAGAGACAGACATTACTAGACCTAAAGGTCAGAATCAAATTGCTAGACCGCAAAGCCCAATGGGAGCATCGAATGATGCAAGCATGGGAAGAGCAGCTAACTTACCATTCTTTCCAAACGCATAAATAAGATATTTTTATGGAACCAGAAAATAAGACACTCATTCAAAAGAAAATAGAATTAGCACAAAGCGAATACGCGCCAGTTGTAATTGAACTGATAAAAGATCTCTTAAAACAAGAAGATCAAATTTTAATTGGAGATAATGAATTCAGTACTATTGTTAATGCTGTAAAGCTAGATACCCAGGGGAATATTCTTCGTGGGATGGTTGATTATCTAGAGAATATTAGAAAAGGAATTCTTCATGAAATAAAAAATTAATGAAAAAACCAACAGAGTTAAAGAAGGAGAAATACACTATTCAAGTGAACTATTCACCTGAAGCAATTGAAAACAAATTGATGAAGTTTATCACTTTAAATGGTGATGAATTTGAAATTAGTGCAGATGAGATGGCCACAATTTTAATTGGACAAGTAAATTCTGAATTGATTGCAGCTACATTCGTTGAAACGGATAGAGTGAATGTAGTTGAAGTAACACGACAAATTCGTGCTAGAGCTGATCGTGATATTAAGAAGGGCGAAGAGATTCGATTGGATTATTCTCATCCCTATCCAGTCGAATTTGCACTGATTGAAGAGGGGATGAACCTAGCCAAAATAAAGAAAGATGTACCAGTGTTTGTTCTGACTAAAGAGTATCTTGATACTGTCAAAGATAGACTTACACCAGAACAAACAAAATTTATTACAAAGTTTTATGAATTCTTTAAGAATTTGTATAACAAAAAGAAAAAATAAGATCCCGTTACGGCAGGATAGCCGTATAAAATATGTCACTAGATGATAAGAAAATTTTAGCTAAAGAGCTAAAAATTAAGTTTACAAAAGATACAACAGAAGAAGAGTTAGATATTCTTATCGAAAAAAATAAGGAAGAAGCTGAGAAAAAAGCCCTTGAATTAGCAGAGAAAAAAGCTGCTGAGGAAGCAAGAGAGTTAGCTGAAAAAAATAAATCTAAAATTATTCTTAAAGATACTTTAGGAAAAGATGTTGATCAAAAAGATTACTTCTTCCCAAGACTTGTCGAAGAGAAAACTTTAGATGGAACAATATTACCAGTTACTGATCAGACTGCTCCAGTTTACTTCAATAAGATGTGTGGAGTTCCAGTTGAAAGAGAAGAATTGATTGAGGTTTTCCACAACGCTTTTGGAAAAGATAAAGGCTTTCTTTTTTATAAAAGTATCAGTCAGGAACTTTATTTAATTATCGTTCCATTAAAATATGCAACTACAGTAAGTAGATCAAACGATTCTCAAGCTGGTCATTTTCAAAGACACGCTCTTTCGTTTATCAACGAAGGTTCTGTAAATGCAGATTCACTAAAACTAAAACTAGCAAAGGTCGCAAAACACCCATCAATTTCAAAAGAGCCTCTTGCTTAATTTTTTGAAGGTTATATTATTATAAATAACTCTCGTCCACGATTACGATAAATCGGATACATTATATGAGTGAAATCACAACCAACGAAATTAATGACGAATCAGCTCTGGATGCAGAACTTGAACAATCAATTAATCAAGTAAAAGCTGGACAAGTTTTAGATGAAAAATCTACAGACGAAACTACAGAGACAGAGACAACTGAAAAGAACGAACCTGTAACTGAAGGAGAGACTCCCGGCGACTCTCAAAAAGAAGCTGAAGCAACAGAGGAAACAGAATTTAGAACTCCAAACAAAGGTAAGTACGAGTCCGATGAAGCATATGAAAAGCGAATTGAACTTTTTGACCTAGTGAAGAGAAGAAAGGCTGCGACTACACCTGAAGCTAAAGCAGAATTTTCTAAGCAAATTTCAAGAACAAAAAATGAATTAAAAATTCTTGGAAGCGAAGAAAAAATTACTCATCACACTAATGATGCAACTATTAAGGAAGAAGACGAGGATCCGACAACTAAGGCTGATAAAGAGAGGCTTAAGGAAATCGGAGGCGCTACTAAAGAGGACATTTCAGAAATAATAAGAGCCGAACGAATGGAGCAGGAGGTTAAGTCTACACTTAATTCTTTTGTGGAAAAAAGTCCTCAACTTAAAGACGAGGATGTTCGTGAAGTATTCTTTGACTTCGTTGATGCAAACTATGTTTGGCAAAACAAAACTGGGAGAGATTTAGTTGCGGTTCTAGAAATGGCAAAAGAAGCTATGTTTAGACCAGCTGAAACTATCCAAGAAAGAGTTTTGAAAGGAGCAGATGTACAAGGGAAAGTTAATGCTATGCAGTTTCCAGGTGGATCTACAGCACAAACTACCTACTCTCCAGAAATAAAAGCATCACTTGAAGAGCTTAAAGCTACAGGAATGTCTGAAGAAAAAGCACTCGAACTACTTTCAGAATAATTAAGTCATTACTTAACTTTTTTTGAAATATGACATTTTTACAGTCAACAATCAAAAATCCAACACGTTCACTAAAGGAAGTTCCAAAAGGAACATCAACAGTCATGACAAAAGGTTATGTACTAGAGTGGGCTTCAGGACTTGCAATTCTTGGAACATCATCAACAGTTGTTGCTAATGTTATCGGAGTTTGTAACCAAACTATTGCAGCTGCAGAAGCACTAGCTACTGTACCTGTGATTGAAGTTTTCCAAAATGACGTATGGATTGCTGATTCAACAAACAACTCAAACGCAGACCATAACGGACAAAAGATGGTACTTGGAGCGAACGGAGGAATCGTAAATAACACAGGAACAACTAGTGCTACTGGTATTGTTCAACAGGTCGGTGTTTACGGAGCAGCAGCTGATAAGAAAATTCTTGTTAGATTTCTAAATACTGCTTAATCGAATTAACTAAATTTATAACATGGCTTACGGAACAATAAATGATTATGCAGTAATCGTGAACAATGTGATGAAACACATTGCTCCAAAGGTTGCTCCTACAATCAGATCAGAATATCTTGATTTTATGTACAAAGTTGATGATAACCAAAGAATCTATTCAGATACTGGGGTTACAGGTTTGGGAATGGCCGAAATTATTCCAGATGGTGGAGTAGGAAACTCTGATGCTCCTATCCAAGGATACTCAAAGAACTACACACAAATGCACTTTACAAAGAAAGTAAGATTGACATTCCAATCAAACTTCTTCCTTTTTGAATCTGCAGCAGCAAAAATTAAAGGACAAGTTAAAAGTAAAGTTCTAGAAGGTAAAAACGCCATCGAACTTGCTAAAAACTATCTTGCACAATGTTTGCTTTCACAAGGATTCGGAACATCATTCACATGGGTTCCAATCAACGCAGTGGGAACACCTACTCCAATCTCAACACTTGGAGCCGATGCGGTTGCCTACTGGTCAGCATCTCACCCTCGGGAAGATGGAGGTCCAGTTTGGACTAACGTTATCGTAGACGTTGTGTCATCACCTCAATTCACTTACTCATCATTGCTTGCCGCAAGACGACAACAATCATTGAAGAAAGATGGACGAGGAATGCCATTGATGTCAACACTTGATACTTTGGTTGTACGAGCAGGATCTATTTCAGCTCAATACGCTAAAACTATTAAAGGAACAATTGATAAAGGACTAGCTCCTCAACAAACTAACCTGTTCAATAACGCTCCAGCTACAGATACATTCAATATCGTAGAATTGAGCCCATTTGAAAACCAAGGTTTGGATGGATTAATGTGGGGTATGTTCGATTCAAAGATGAAGAATCAAGATTACGGATTCCTATACATCGAAGCATTGCCAACAAGAGCAGAACCAGCAGTGGTAGATCTATTAGGTAACCAAGACTTGGTACTTAACTTTAACTCTCTAGCAGTTCTAGGAGCATCTGACCTTAGAGGATGGATGTGGAGCGATGGAGACGGAGCAACTACAGGATAGTAGTCTATCTACTCAGCCTCTTATGGAGGTTGGGCTAGGCAGGTTAAATGCCTATTAAGAATTAATTTATAAATTTTATGTTACAAGATGCACATAGTCGAAAAGTCTCAATTCCTGTTACTGCTCCGGTGGGAGACACTGTGGTTATTGCAGATACTGTAGGAGGAACTTTAGACCACTACACTTATGTTCATGAGTTAATTGGTGACTTGGCATCCGCAGGAAACCTAACAATATTAGCAATCAATCCTTCTGCAGTGGAACGGGTCCTTGCTGACTTTACTCTGGACGCTGGTCAAGGTATTACAGAACAAGATGAACCAGGTGAAGACAACCGACCACGATTTGAACTTTACCCTGGAGAAGATTTTGTACTACGAGTTACAGGTGGTACTTTCAAGGGTGCATGCCATTACTCTCTTAGATATTAAAAAAATGTATCAATTAAATCCTGAACAAAAGAAAATGATAGACTCTTGGGATCAACAAAGAGATGAAATCTTGAGAGAGATTGCGATTCTAGCGAATGAAAAAAATACGCTAGAAAAACTCAATAAAGATCTAGGATTAAACTATGCTGATTTGCAAACAAGTATTTCTGAAGTTAAGGGTAGAATTGATGAACTTAATAATCTAGAAGAAAGACTAAAGACATCTCTTTCAACTGAAGTGTCAGACCTTACAATTCTTAAATCTAATCTAGAATCCGAAATTGAATTAAAAAAGAAAGAGTTAATTATCTTAGAAAAGGAAAAAAATGAAAGTATTGAATTGATTAAAACTCTTAAAGATATCTATTCTTTTGTTCGTGAAAACACTACTGAGTTACATGATAATGCGGCAAAAATATTTCAGAGTAACACTGAAATATCCAGTCAAATTCAAAATCTGATGAATATTATAAAACAAAGTAGTCAGGAGATAGTAGATTTAAATATTAAAAATGTAGGAGAAACTACTATTGTTTTGAACAAGCTTCCTGCGATGTTAGTCGAATTGCAGAAAGCTAAATTGATAAGACATAAAATATAAATATATGAGCTCTATGGGAATTAAAATACAAACAAATTTACCTGAAGATATTGAAGCAAAAATTGCTGCAGTGCATGAATCAATTTCTTTGCTAGAAAGAACTGATAGTGATTTAAAAACATCGATAGCACAAAAACAAGCTGAAGAAATTGAACTTAATAATAAAATTGTTGATGCAACAAATACTTTGAATGAGGTTCTTGAAAAAGCAAAGGAAATAACAGTATCTCTGGATGAAAGAGAAATACGGATCAATCAAAAAGAATCTGCTTTAAATACATACGCAAATGCACTTACAGAGAAAGAGAATAAAATAAATAAGTATTTAGCAGTGTTTGATAACATGAAAAAGATCTCAACTTAATTTAATAAAATGAGATGTCTTATCAAGCCAACCAGCCAGGAACAGAATTAACTCCAGAAGAGCAACTGATATTATCTGAGCTTGCTGATCTGGGAACACCAGGACAAGTGCTTGTTGTTGACGAACTAGGTACTGGAATAGAGTATATTACATTAAGTCTTTCAGGTTATGTTCCTTACACAGGAGCAACTGGAAATGTCAATTTAGGTGTATACGAAATAATTGCTGGTAGTGCCGATATAAACGGAGATGCTGAAGTAGGTACAAGAACTATCGTAATAACAGGAACACTCTCACCGAACGTAGTAGGAGATTATACCTATGGTGGTACTTATAATGGATACCCTTACTGGCAATTAAACACAACTGAGTATCTTTGGTGGAGAAATGATGGGTATTGGATTATTTCACCTGCACTTGGAGATTCTTCTAGTCCTTTTTGGTATTATGGCTCAGTTTCTTTTGTGCCACCAGTTGGCGTGACTTGGTTAAATTACAATGGATCAACAGGTTCTCCTACCGTTGCCGACAAAGAAAATCTAACTGTAAAAGGTAAGTTCGTAACAGAGGGAATCGAAGCAACTATCGGAAGCAATCTAAATATTTCAGGAATTGCAACAGCAGAAGAATTAAATCTTCGAGCTTACGGAAACACTTTATCTCAAGGAGTTAGAGTGTATTCAAACTTTTCACAAGGACATATCGTAGCAGGAGTAGATAACTACGGATTAAAAATCAGAGCTGATTATTCTTTGGGGGTTATTAAATTCCAAACTGCTGGTGAGAACGACAGAGTTATAATCGACCAAACAGGGAAAATGGGAATTGGTACTACTTCACCATCTGCTTTTCTACATACAATCGCAACAACAGAACAACAACGTATTGGGTATGATGTATCTAATTATTTCTCTACTACTGTGGGAAGTACAGGAGCTGTCGTGTTTGACGCTGTTGGTTCAGGTGCAAACTTTAATTTTAGTGATTCAGTTAATGTTGTTGGAGGAATCAAGGCTTCTGGTGATGCTTCACCTTTAACAAGTAATCCATCAGGAAATGCTAGTTTTCTAGGGTATCAATCTTTTGCATCAGGGTGGACAGGTAATGGATTTAACTTTTCTTTTCCTACTGCAAACCCATTTTCTCTTGTTGTTGGAGCTGACGGAACAGGAAACTTTGGTAATCCTACTACTGGGACAATTTATCTTAATGTCGCTGATGGTAATTCTTACTTTACAAAATCACTAGGAATCGGTGAGGTGAATCCATCAAGCCCTCAAAGACTTCTTCACATAAACACAGCAGCAAACGTAGAGGGTATTAGAGTTCAAGCCAATTCCCCTACACACGAGTTCTACACAACTGCTGGTCTTACTAACAATAGAAACTGGTCGTTTAACACTAACTTCAACGCAGCAGGAGTTTTTGAATTGCGTTATTCCACAACAAATACAGCAGCTCCATCTGCAACTTTGTTCACAGGTACTCCATCAGGTCAGTTTGGTATTGGGACATCTCCAAACGCAATACTCCACATCAAAGGAGCTTTTGGTTCTAACGGACAGTTTATTATGCAACCTGCAAGTGGTACTGGAACTGGAACTCAACTACTTTGGGAGTGGCAAGATAGTGCAGGAACTCGACAAGCATATCAATACCTAGCTTCAGGAAACTTTCAAATTAAAAACGAACAATCAGGTGGAAACATCAGTTTGATTCCAAACAACACTTCATACGGATTTTATCTAACAACTGGTGCTTCTGAGGGTTATATTACCAACTCGGTAATTATGACCAATGATAATAGTGGTGGACACGTTTCAATGGGAAGCTCAGGGGGTTCAGGGTCTGTGATTATAAAACCTGGTACTGCTGGTGTATCAAGTGGAACTGGACTTGGACTATTCTGGAATAATCTAAACGTATTTGGTACAAACGATTACTTCTTTCAAGGTATTCCAGGAAATGCAAGTACAGGTAAAATGGTTTATGAAGGTTATGCAAGTTCAGGGACAGTATTCTCTAACTTCGCAACAGCAGGAGGTGGAGAAATGGTGTGGGCACCTCAACGAACAGAACGTATGAGGATGACACCAACTAATGGATACCTAAATCTAGGAGTTGCTTCAAATACCGAAACAGCAAAATTGTATATTCTCAACACAACAGAACAATTACGATTAGCTTATGATGCTTCAAACTACTACTCAACAACAGTAGGTTCAACAGGTGGAGTTACATTTGATGCAGTAGGAAGTGGAGCTGGGTTTACATTTTCAGATGATATCATTTTAGCAGATGCAAAAAATATTCAATTCAATGCAACCACGGGAACAAAAATAGGAACAGCGACAGGACAGAAACTAGCTTTTTGGAACACAACTCCAATCGTACAACCGACAACAGCAATCGCAGAATCAACCTTTACAGAAAATGCTGGTGGAGTTGCTGTGAATGACGACTCAACGTTTGATGGTTATACACTCGGACAGGTTGTAAAGGCTTTACGGAATGTCGGATTATTACAATAATATAAAAATATGAATAACATAATAATAAACAAAATAGAAAGAACAGATAGAGATATAGATAATAGCGTTTATGAGATTAAAACACCTTACGAAGAAGATAATGGTATTGGTGGAAAGGTTACAAAGTACAGAGTAGAAACTGTGCCTTGTGAAGGAGCGATTGAAAAATACGATGAAGAAATTTCATTCTTTAATGAAAAGATTTTAGAGTTAGAAGCAAAGAAAACAGAGATAGGAAAGTTATTAACAGTACAAAAGAAATAATCTATTATATAATAAATTTATGTCATACCAAGCAAACAAAGCAACAGATGTAAATGACCTAGGGTTTTTTGCAACACCGGAAGATCTTGAAGCGGCATATCCAATAGGCGCGCCTGGGTATTATGCTTTAGTTGGATCAACAGAAACTATTTGGGTTTGGGACAGTGATGCTGAAGAATGGGTAAATAGTGGGACACCTATTCCATCAGGACCTACTGGTCCAGCTGGTGCAACAGGTGCTACTGGAGCAACGGGTCCTACTGGTGCAACAGGAGCAACGGGTCCTACTGGTGCAACAGGTCCAACTGGAGCAGGAGCAACGGGTCCTACTGGTGCAACAGGAGCAACGGGTCCTACTGGTGCAACAGGTCCAACTGGAGCAGGAGTCCCTGGACCAACAGGTCCCACAGGTGCTACAGGTCCAGCTCTTTCTAATGCAACAACTGCAACAATTGCCAACGAAGCGGTAGATACATCGTGTTTCTTAATTTTTGTGACAGCAGCAACAGGAGATCTTCCTCTTAAAACAAACGCAAATATGTCTTTCAACTCTTCAACTGGAGTTGCTACATTTGCTTCAGTTATTTTAACTACAGCTGATATAAATGGAGGAACTGTTGATGCGACAACAATTGGTATTACAACACCAGCAGCTGGAGTATTCACAACAGCTGTTGCAAACTCTTTTGTACCAAACCTAAGTACAATTCCATCAAACGGAATGTATCTTCCTGCAGCAAACACTCTTGGTTGGGCTATAAACTCTGCTGCGGAACTTCAATTAACAGAAACAGCTTTATCACCTGCTGCGGATGGAGGTTCTTCACTTGGAACTACAGCTTTAGGATGGCAAAACTTATTTGGTAATACTGGATTTGTAATAAACATTGAAAACGGAAACTGGGTAGCAACACATACCTCAGGAATTTTAACAGTTGGAACTGGAGATTTGAGAGTTACAAACGCTGGAACAAACGCAGCTTCAGTTGTAACAATTGATGGTTCTCAAACTTTGGGAAATAAAACATTCACAACTCCAATTGTTAATGGAGCAACTCTTAATGGGGATTTACAAATAGATGGAACTCCTAACACAGACGACACTTGGAATGGACCATCTACAAACACTTTCAATGCAGGTGCAACAATTGCTCAATTTGATTTGGTTTATTTGTCATCTTCAAGTACATGGCTTCTAACAGATGCTGATGCTGTTACAACAGCTGGAAGTGTACCTATTATGATGGCTGCAGCTTCTGGTACAAACACAAACCCACTTCGAGTTATTCTTCCTGGAACCTTTGTTAGAAACGATGCGTGGAACTGGACTCCTGGTTCTCAACTTTATTTAGACACAGCAACTCCTGGAGGTATTACAGCAACAGCTCCATCTGGAACTGACGATGTAGTAAAAATAATTGGACAAGCTTGTACAGCAGATGTAATTTTCTTCAATCCTTCAAATGATTGGTTAACTGTAGTATAAAAATATGGCAATAGCATACGACACAACAACTCAAGGTGAGCAAACAGGTACAAGTATTACCCAATCACATACTTGTACTGGTAGTGATAGGCTTCTTTTAGTTGGTGTAACTCCTGGAGAAGCATCCACAAGCGATATCATAACTGGAGTTACTTACAATGGTGTTGCAATGTCTTTGATAGATAAACAAGCAGAAACATCTGGAATAACTGTTTATATCTTTGGTTTGGTAAATCCAGCTAGTGGTGCGCACGATTATGTTATTAGTAGTAGTTCAAGTGTTGCGATAAAATATTGTGGAGTTTCGTATACTGGAGTAAAGCAAACAGGTCTTCCTGACTCTGTTGCAAAAGGAACTGATGCAGATACATCCATTACAATGACAACTACAACTGTTGCTGATAACTGCTGGTTGGCTTCTGTTTTATCAAAACATAGAAACGATAGTGCTGGTGCAAACACAACAAGAAGAGGAATTTCAGCTTCAGATAACTTTGCTTTTTACGATAGTAATGGAGCAAAAACTCCAGCAGGTTCTTATTCTTTAAACTCTACTTTAACAGGTTCTCCTCCTACAGACACAGCTTATGTCGTTATTTCTTTTGCACCTTATGTTGCTCCAGTAGGTCCAGCAAACTTAAAAACAAGAAATGGAGTAGTTAAAGCAAATATTAAGACAATTAATGGAGTACCAATAGCTAATGTTAAAAGCTTAAATGGAGTGATCTAATATGAATTTTTTACATGAAATAACTCAAATGGTTAAAACAATTCTATCAGGAGTTTCTCATGCTTTTTTTAGTAAACTGATACCATCTTTAATGATTCCTTTGGTTCCGTCTTTAAGTTTTTTATTTGGAACTGACAATTTCCTAGCGATGCAGGCCCTTCTTGTTTTAATTGTTATTGATTTTATAACGGGTATTTTCTCAGCAAGAAAAG